TCCCAAAAGTCGGCAGACGCTATTCTGGCAGCATCTTCACGAGGAGCTTCAAAGTCAGCCAAGAAAAAAAATCCAAAGCTCAAGAAGGTCTGATCGTGGCAAAAGAAGTGAAGATTGATGGCAAGACCCACAAGTTCTCTAAGAACAAGAAGGGCGACGTCATAGTAAGCCACCCAAAAGGGGGAGGTCCTACCCTGGACTTAACCAAGAAGAGTGGTAAGATTAAGACTATCCAACAGGGTGTTGCGGCTGGAAAGCAGTGGCACCGAACTCACAAGACAGGGAGATAACTATGTGCAAAGCATGCGGATGCGGTTGCTCAAAGCCTAAGTGCGGTGGCGCTTGCAAGAAGAAGGCAAAGCCTACTACTAAAAAGGGCAAGTAATGTCACACCATAAAGACTCTGCTAAGGAAAAGAAGGCAGATAAGAAGCAAGACAAGAAGCTCGAAAAGGGCATGACCCCAGCTCAGAAGAAGAAGTTCGAAGCTGCGGATAAGAAGATGGATAAGAAGCACCCTACTCGTAAAGAAGACGAGAAGATGGATAAGGCTTTGGCCAAGAAGGTCAAGAAAAAGAAGTAACGACTTAGGCCCCGAGAGGGGCCTTTTTCGTTTATGATTGCTATTGACGCCGGAGTAATCCGGAACCCTGCTGCTACACCTTGCGCCTTCCTATGGAGGAATTATGATTTACCTAGCTCAACGGCTGGCTCGTGAAGAGACCGATGCCGATAAAGAAGAGTTCATTCGTGGTGCAGTTGGACTGAACCAAGGCGGAGAAAAGAAAGTTCTCGCCGGTTTTGTCGCAGGTTATCTGCTCTCGAACTGGATTCGCAACCGTGGCTAGTGTAAAAACATACTTAGAGCAAGCAATCCGTGTAGCTGAAAAGCAGATCACAGAGTCATATACAGCCAGACTTCGTGAACATCTTGGTGCCTATTCTTGGCCTGATGAAATCATCAATGAGATCCGAATGGATTATGATGAGAACACTCACAGCATTAAATACCCTGAGCATCTTGAAGACACTATCCTAACCCTAGAATACGGAACCTCTTCCGTACCTCCTTCTCCTGCTTTGAGAACCTTTACGTTAGGAATCATGAACTAATGCCATTTCTAATCAATGAAGATGAAGCCCTAAAGACTTTGCTCCAAGGCCTTACAGTCTCAGATGGCGGCAATGCTGCTCGTCCTGTAGCTGTATACTATGGTCAGCCAGATAAAGATATCCGTAGCCAGACCTACCCATATATCACCCTAGACCTTGTGGGTGTTCGTGAGGATACTGAGCGTGCACACCGTGGATATGTTCCTTTGACCTATACCCCTGAAGGTGCATCTATTCAAACAGATGCTGATGGCAACATTATTACTAACGTTAACTTTCCTATCCCGGTAGATCTTATCTACCAGATCTCTACCTGGTCACGTCAGCCTAGACATGACCGACAGATTATGGCTAGCCTGTTCTCTACTGGTAGACTTCCACTTAGATTTGGGCAACTGCCTGTCCCTCAAGACGGTACTAACCGTAGGTTGGACATGTTGGGTTTCTCAAAAAGAGATACGACTGAAGGTGGCAAGCGCCTCTTTAGTAATGTATACAACATCCGGATCAGTTCTGAACTGTTTCCAGATCAAATCGCTCAGGTATACCAAGTACTTGAGAGTCCTATAATCTCGTACAACTATCAAAATACCCCATTTACTACAATTACTAACTAATTCCGCCCCACTAAGAAAACAACCTAACCCTAAGGAGTAAACCCGAATGGCTACATTCAGTCGTCCCGGAGTCTATATCCAAGAAGTTGCATTGCCACAGACTGTTACTCCTGCTGATTTCAGCAGCGCAGTAGGTGCCTTTGCAGGTTCACTTCCAAAAGGACCTACTACAGCACCTGTATATCTTGCTGCATGGTCAGACTTTGTCAACACTTTTGGTGGACTAAACGACTCTTACCCAACAACCTGGGCTGCCTATAACTTTTTTGCTAATGGTGGTCGTGGTCTCTATGTTAAGCGTGTAGTAGGTACAGGCTCAGCAGCAGGCACATTGCCTATTACTGATGGTACTGGAACTACCCTTACAGCTACTGTTACTGCAGCATCTGCAACTTCAGGAACTGTAACCTATACAGCTAACAATACTTTTACAGCTGGACAGACCGTATCTATTACTGGTCTTTCAACATCAGCGTTTAACCTAACAAACGTGGTTATCGCAACACGTTCAGGAACTCAGTTCACCGTTACAAACGCTGCCACAGGCACAGCTGTAACTGGTGCTTCAGCTACAGCTACGGTAACAACTAGTTCTAACACTGTCTTCACTCTTAACTCTATCAACGCAGGTTCATGGTCTTCAAGCTACCAAGCTCAGATCGTATCTGCAGGTGCATCAACTCGCTTTGGGTTGAATATCTATCAGGTAGTAACTGTTAACGGTGTTACAAGTAACGTTCTAGTTGAGAGCTATACAGATCTAAGCATGGACTCTACTGATAAGAACTACTTCCGTTCTATTATCAATACTGCTTCAGCCCTAGTTAACGTCCCTGCAACAGGCATTGATGCTACTAAGTTCCCAGGAACTATGCCATCTGCAGTTGCTTTCAGCGGTGGAACTAATGGAGTTGCTGTAGGTCGTACAGATTACTCAGCTGCATGGCCAACATTTGACTCTGTAAATAACCCACTAGTTATGTACGCACCGGATGCTTCCTATAACTCAGACTATACAATCTCATCTTCAATTCACGGAGATGCTGTAATCTATGCAGCTGGCCGTAACGATGCGTTTGTGGTTATTGACACTGTTGCAGGAAACCTAACAGCAGTGGCAGCTCAAACAGAAGTTGATGCAACAGTAGCTAACTTTGCAGCTTCAACTGCAGGTGGAATTACTGCAGCTTACTGGCCTTGGATCAACATTCCAGACCCAACTAAGTCAGCAGGAGCTACACGTCTACAGGCTCCAGGAGCTGCAGTTGTAGGTCAGTACCTTGCAACAGATGCTTCTCGTAGCCCAGCTAAGACCCCTGCCGGTCTTAATAACAAGATTGCTCTTGCAGTATCTACAGAGCACTTGTTTACAAATGCTGAGCTTGATGCAATCAATACTTCATCAAACCCTATCAACCCTATCCGTAACGTTCCTGGCGCAGGAATCGTTATCATGGGTGGACGTACTTTGGATAATACTCCAAATAATCGTTACATTAACATTCGTCGTTCTCTTATCTACATTGAGAAGCGTCTATCAGACCTTACTCAATTTGCAGTCTTTGAGAACAATGATTCACGCCTATGGTTGCAGATCCGCACCACTATCAACTCCTTCTTGCTAAGCTATTGGCAGAATGGTGGACTACGTGGTTCTACTGCAAATCAGGCATTCTATGTAAAGTGTGATGCTACAACAACTAGCTTTACCGATATGCAAAACGGTAAGGTCAACATTGAAGTCGGTGTCGCTCTAGAATACCCAGCAGAGTTCGTTGTCATCAAGCTTGGACAACTAACCGGAAACGCAACAGCGTAAAGGAGATAATGACAAATGGCATCACCAGTAGATAATCCGCTAAGTACGTTACTTACGGATCCAGTACGCAACTTTAAGTTCCTCGTGACATTCACACCAACAGGTGGCAAGGATGCTTCATGGGGAGCCAACTTCGGTACTATGGGCTTCGTATCTCTTTCCGGTCTAAGCGTAACAACAGAACCAATCGCTTACCGTGAAGGTGGATACAACACCAACGTGCACCAGATTCCAGGACAATCTGCGTTTACTCCAATCAGCCTTTCAAAGGGCGTCATGTTGGATCAGCCAGATAATGCTTTATGGATGAAGCGTCTATTCACAGTTCTTACACCAAGCATCTCAACAGGTGTCGGAGCTAACTTCCGTTGTAACTTGGACATCCAGGTTCTCAGCCATCCAAACCCACAAGCTGGTGTTGGATCTGACAGCTCAACCCAAGCAACAAACCCTTACGACCAGCACACCTCTCTACGTTTCAAGGTCTATAACGCATGGATTTCATCCCTTGCTTATAGCAACCTAGACGCAGGTGCTAACACACTCATGGTAGAAGAAATGTCTTTGGTTCATGAAGGCTTTGATGTACACTACGGAACTGACTACACAGCAGCTGGTTCAGCAAAGGTCTTTACCGTTTAACTAAACTAAGAGGGATATAACATGGCAACAGATACGACTATAAATGCGGGACAAAACCCGGCCCTAGCTAACAAGCTAGCGGCTGAGGCAATGAATAAAGCTCAACAGGAAGTGGCGTCGTCTAAACCTCAGGTTTCGATTACGCCACCTTCTGATACAAACGTTGAACTACTTGGCGGACTATATGATCCTTTTGAAGGTGTCATCAGCAACGCTGAGGTAAGGGAGCTTACCGGTGTGGACGAAGAGATTATCTCTAAGATCACGGATCCCGGTAAGGCTCTCCTTACAATTTTAGAACGAGCCACAGTAAAACTTGGCGGCAAGGATGTTGACCCAGAACTTCTGGACGCAATGTACGCCGGAGATAGAGAGCTATTGCTCCTAGCTATTAGAAAAGTTACCTTTGGATCTGAGATCAAACTTGGACCTGGAGCTTGCCCAAACTGTGGGGAAGAACAAGTCTTTCATGTGGACCTAGATAAAGATGTTCCTATGAAGAAACTTGAAGGAGATCGTGAGTTTACGGTATCCTGCAAGATTGGCGAGGTTGTAGTTACGCTTCCTACTGGACTAACCCAGAAAGCTATTGTTGCGTCTACTAACAAAACCTCAGCAGAATTAGATACACTTATGCTAAAGAACTGCATCAAGTCTATTAATGGCGCTCCAGTCATTAGTACAGATACCGTTAGGAATCTAAGCCTAAAGGATCGCAAAGACATTTTGCAGGAGATTACAAACCGCAATCCTGGACCACAACTCAGTGACATTAAAATAGCATGCACGTCTTGCGACTCGGAGGTATCGCTTCCGCTAACTTTGGCGGATCTGTTTCGCTAACGAGTTTGATTATGACATGCTTACGGAAATGCAGGACTTATTAAGTCAGCAGTATCCGGGTTGGACACTAACAGAGATTCGTAACCTCAGCATGAGAGAACGAATCAACTGGTTAAATAGAGCAGTAAATAGGATAAGGCGGTGATTTAAATGGCAGCTGGCACAGATGGACAAAACCTTACAGCACCCTCAGACGGTACTGGTGGGTTACCTTCCATGTCCGGAGACAAGTCATTTGAAGACCTACCTAAAGAGATGCTTAAACTCTTTAAAGAGGTAAGCGTCTATGTAGATAAGATTGTTAAAGCCTGGAGCGAGGGTATTAAAGAGACCCAAAAAGCTACAGGTGAGATGTCTAAGGGCAACCCTGGATCAGGTCGTCTTGGTCTTGGTTCCTTTACACGTACAGAAAAAGCTGTTGGTCTTGGTCTAGGCGCTATGGCTGTAGGTTCAACCTACATGTCCATGGCTCCTAACACCATGGCTGCAGTAACCCAGCGTATGGGTGCAGATACCTATGCAGGTATCAGTGGTATGAGTTCCCGCCAAGCAATTATGCAAGCTAATGCTCAGGTAGGCGGTGGAGCTACAAGTGCTATGGGTCCAACCATGGCCGCAATGAATTTAACTTACCAGGGTGGTTACACAGCCAACTCCACTTCATCTCAAAATGTAATGGGACAGCTTGGTGGTCTTAGCGCTATTACTGGTATGAGTAATGAGCAAGCCGCCGGTGCAATGGCTGGTGTAAACGGCATGACATTCTTACGTGCAGGTATTCGTGCACGTGATGCACAGGGAAATCTTAAGCCACCTAATGAGCTTATCAATCAAGCGTTCAGCTTCTTGTATCGTGGCGGTAAAGTAACTAAAGAACAAGCCGCTATGGTTTTCAACCCTAATAGCCGTGGATACTCTACACTGCAAGCACTATCTGGTGGAGACCCCGCTCTTATGCAGGTACTTCAATCAGGTATTGTAGCTAGAGCCTCTAGTGGTAAGCCGGTTACTGCTGCCCAAATGCATGACCCTAACTCAATGCTTAATCTTATGGGTGTAGATCAGAGTAGCCCTATTCGTGCAAACTTCCGCTATAACTCTAGTGAAAACAAAAAGCTTGGTGCCACAGAGCAGGGACTTGTTGGTGGCTATGACGCTTCTCTTCGCACAGCTGCCTCACTTAATGATGCCTATAGTCAAATGGCAAATGTTCTTGGCCCAGTTAATAAGGGCTTGATGACCCTTAAAGGTATCCTTCAAACATTTCCTAATGCTGGGGGTATGGGCGGAACAGTATCAAGTTTAGTTGGGGCAGCTGGAGGCGTCGCATCTTCTGCTATGCAGTATCACATGATGGGTAAGTTCTTAGGATCTAAGACTGCACAGAGTGTAGAAAAGAAAGCTGCTGGCGGATTCTTTAAACGTTTCTTAAGTAAAGGTATTGGTAAAGGTCTTGCACTTGGTGCAGGATTCTTGGCAGGAGAAGCTTTGGACCCAGCAGGTGGCGGGTTAATTGCTGATGCTTTAATCACTGGTGCAACAAGCGCTATAAATAATGGTGGTCCGTCTAACCATGGTAACTTAGGTACTGGGGCAGATCAAGGATCAGGTTCTCACGCTGATCACGTCATGCCTGTTCCAACGGGAACCCCTATTACGTCCCCATACGGTCCACGATCATCTCGTTCAACACATGGTGTTGGTAGCACTAACCACAAAGGTATTGACTTTGGTGTTAAAGAAGGTAGCCCTGTTTACTCTATTGCTGCCGGTAAAGTTGTAGAGACTGGCAGTGGTGGTGGCTACGGTAACTATGTTGTTGTACAACACGCTGATGGTACCAAGTCTCGCTATGCCCACTTGAAAGCAATTCTTGTAAGTAAGAATCAAAAGGTTGGTGCCGGTGCACAGGTGGGACGTTCAGGTGGACGTCCAGGTACACCAGGTGCGGGAAACTCTACAGGTCCCCACCTTCACCTAGAAGTAACTAACAAGTCAGGAGTAAAGGTTAACCCAGCTCCTTATCTAGCCGGTGCTGGATCAGGACACAGCAGCGCACCTGTAGCTAAGAACTATATCTCTGGTAAGCCGGGCGCTTCTACACCTGGTTCAGTGCGCCCCCTTAGTGATTACTCAAGTCCATCATTAGCTTCTTTGCTTGAAAACTTAACCTCTGATGGTGATCCTATCTCATGGGGCGATGTTACAAAGCACGCTAGTAAAAATCAGCTGTCTAATATTATTGGAAATATTCCTGAGTACAACGGTCCTATTACTAACGATAAGAAAGCTTTAATTAAGACTATTGCTGGTAAAGGTTTTCATGGCAAAGCTCTTCAAACAGCATATGCTATTGCTCTTGCTGAATCAGGTGGACGTCCTAATGCTTTAGGAGATGTTGGTCTTCAAGATAGCAAGTGGGGCCCAAGCGTAGGTTTATTCCAAATCCGTTCTCTTAAAAACTGGAAGGCCTATAACGATCCATACCGTGATGCTCAGCGCCTTCCTAACCCATACTACAACTCTGAGGCTGCATACTCTAAGAGTAATCAAGGTAAAAACTTTAATGCCTGGTCTACATATACCAGCGGTGCTTTCTTAAAGCATCTTGGTGAGGCAGGCTCTATGGCACAAGCTGCCGGTGTTGGTGGTCCAGTAGAGGGAGTTAACCTTCCTAATGGAAGCAACTATACAAGCTCAGGTGGAGCAACTATTAAGCTTGACATGAAGGTTCATATCCAACAGGCAAGTGTTGCTGAGGCTGATAGACTTGTAAAGATGGTAGCTCAGAAGCTACAAAATGATCATACCCTTAAGATGATTGCGAGTTCATTGTAATGGCTGCTACGTATTCCTATTTCTACACAGTAGACACCTACATTAACTGGTCTCTTATTCCTATGAGTGATGCCAACTTAACTCAAATGGAAATTACAGGATATGATGCAGGAGCATACCCAGACTATATCTGTGTGCATGCTGAAAGCGAAACTACCAAAGCAGTTAAATACACCATTCAAAAAGGAACACAGATTAAATGGCGTGTTCGTTTTTATTGCCGCAAAGTAGATAGCGGGGTAACCACTACCTATTTGCTTGGTAATGATGCTGTACAAAATGTACATGTAAGCTTAGGTGCTTATAACGGTAAGGTTGCAAATGCTACCCCAGGTGTTCAAACTGTGGGTCGTTCTACATCACTTACTGTAGCTAATAGTAGTGGTGGAAACGTATTTACATTTTGGACTTCTGTAACACAAGCTGGGTTCACTATGTCTCCTCCATTTACTATTACAGCTGATGTATCTGTAGGTGGCTTAAACTCTACACAACGTGCTCTTTATGGTGGAGATACTAATACTGATAATCAACCATTTACATTACATGGGGCAAACGCACCTATAACAGTTTTTGATGCAAAAGCTACCCCTCCTGTTCCACAGGCTTTCTTAGATGCTTTGGGTGAACTTGCAAATTCTGGTGGCACTACCGGTACAGGACATATCCCATACTGCTATGACAAGTGCAACAATCAATGGTATGGCCTATCTATTACAGGCTTGACTACTACCTCTCCAGGAAAGTACACGTATAAATACCGTACAGTAACTGCTAAAGCAAATGGTACAGGAATTAACCGTGGATCAGTTATTACAGAAGCAGCCTTATCTGGATCTACGGCGGGTGTAAGTAAGGATGGGCCACAGTTAACTAAAGCCCGCCTATATCTACAAAGTCTTATCCTTGCAAACTGCTCTGCAATATCTGGTGGAGGTACAGGATCTGGTGGTGGTGGAGGAGACGTAGTAGTTCCTGCTAAACCTTTAGGTTCTGCGGATCTGCGCTACAACCCCCCTACCCATATCTATAGTAGAGACATATCATTTGCAGAAAGAATAGTAGCTAATGATGCTGATGGTAATCTTGCCTCTAATATTTATAGCGCTATAAGTGAACTAAATCTATTTAAGGGTGAGCGTGGTCGAATCATTCAAGATAAGGCTGGAGCAGATCAGCTAAATATTAACCCAGACAATCTTAGATTGCCTGAAGGTTACCAAGGTTCTAAACTTTGGGGTTTTAGATTTATGTATAACCCTGATGGATTTTCATACAGCACCTCATCAAATAACTCTATTGACTGGACACTAGGTTCTAAAGATCCAGCTACTGTTCTTTCTGGTAATCAGACAGTTACTCTAGAGCTCTACTTAAATCGTATTGCAGATATGAGTTATCTTACTGACCTAACCTATGGAAAGACCACACTGTCTCAAACACAGGCTTATGGAAGAGAGTTAGATAAGACTGAGGTTGACGGTATTCTTAACCGTGGAACAGAATATGATATTGAGTTCTTATATAGAGTTCTTAATGGCGACCCATTAAAGAACCCACTGTTATTTAATCCATCGTACAACGGCGTTACCGCAGACTTTGGATATACTACCGCCGTACCTTGCTGGCTATACCTAAATGATAACCTTAGATACTACGGTTCTGTAGGAAGCTTTCAGGTTGTTCACCGCCTATTTACCCCTAACATGGTTCCTATGCTCAGCATCATGTCTATTACCTTTAATAGATACCCAGCTCTTTGGAATGATAATGGGGTTGCAGGTAAAGATCAGACGTCAGTAAATGCAGCTTTGGCAGCTAAGCTTGCTGGAACAGGAACCACACCATGATTGAAAGAGTATCTCGTTACTATAATGGCCCTTTGCTTCAGACAGAGGATAAGTACACAGGGGCCTATGTTATCTCTGTTCTTCGTGCGTTTCCTCAAACTAAAGAGCTTCGTTACATTCTTTATACGTGGAAAGAAGGGGATACTCTAGCCGGTATCTCTGAGCAGTATGGTGTTGGTGCTAAGTATTGGTGGGAGATTATGGAGATCAACCCTGATATCTTAGACCCATTTGATATTGCCCCTGGAACAATATTGAAGGTTCCATATGGAAATTAGTCGTACTCCGGTAAATAAGAACTTTGTTTGGAACTCTGACGCTAATGATAGTTCCTTTACTGTAACGTTTCCACAGGCTCCAGATATGGATCTTATCCTTATTGGTGCAGAGATGCACCAAGACATGGAAGAACATGACCGACTTGTACTGCATTTTAAGGGGCACCCAAATCTTAAGAGAGAAGCTATCGCAAGCGGCGACCCTGTAAAATTTGTATTTAGATCTGGAAAAGTATCATCTACCTGGGTTGGGTACATCCACCACATAAAGCAAAACAATACTTTTCAAGGTGGCAACACGGACGTAGTATGTGTATCTGCTTCCTGGGTATTAAAAGATACAGATCAAAAGATTTATAAGAACCTTACTGCTGATCAAGTAGTTTCTAGAATTGCACAGAAGCATGGTATGCAGGCCATAACCCAACGCCACCCACGTATGAAAGAAAACATTGTCCAGGCTGGTCAGAGTGACTGGCAGTTATGCCGACGTCTTGCTAAAGTTACCGGATTTGCTTTGCGCTGTGAAAATACAACTATTACCTTTGTATCTAAAGATAAGATCTATCAGACCAAACGTGTTTCTGCCCCGTACTTTAACTATGTAGATAGTGACAAAGATGGCACCGTGCCTCGTGAGCTTAGGATGACTGGAACTATTCTTAAGTTTAATCCTATGATCTCAGACCAGGCTCCTGAGCTTGGGGTACGTGTTGACCGTGTCATCTCTGGTGCTAACCCTATAACAGGAACGGTTGTTAAGTCAACCCACCCAGCTAAAGCAGTCAAGACAAAGAACCTTGGCGTAGTCATTCCTAATGATAGGTACTTTGCATCATGAGTAACTTTTCAAAGGAACAGTTAAAGAGAGATCCAAAGACTACATTTAAAAAACACCACGTATATGAGGTATCTCACAATCTTGTAGAGTCTAAGCACATTGCCGATGACTATAGTAACGCACATCGTTATCAACATCGTGCCCAGGTAACTATTGTAGGGGCAGCTACAGTTCGTCC